TGGCCTTCGCAAAGGCGACGATATACTCGTTTTCTGTTTCTTCGACTTCCAAGACATGTCGAGTCGCTAATTCTTTTACTTCCATACGTTCCTTTTCTTCGTTGTTTGCTTGCTCAACGATTTTATTGGCCCAAGTCTGGCCTGCGTCACCACCCCAGAGGGCATTGGCAATCCGTCCGTTGCTTGGATAGCCTTTCTCTCCTGGTCTATAACCTTCGGCTTTTTTATCAACCTCATGGCGAGCAAAAAAACTTTTCATTCTTTTGACGGTATCTAGTGAGAGATTCTTTTCGTTTACAATGTCTCTGGCTCGCGCCACTCCGATTATTGTTCCGCCTCGCCCGAATTCCTTGCGCCATGCCAAGCCTTTTTTTGCCTCTTCGATCATGCCTTGAGTTGGCTTGTGTCCCTCACTCATCCGTCTGCTCTTGCTCGTTTTCAGCAATTTCAACTTGTGTCAAATCTAGGAAGAACGGTTGCTTTGGGCCTAATGGTTTAAAGTGTCCAACCTCAATTCCATAGCGTTCTGCCATTGCTACATCTTGCTGAATTTGACTGAAGACTTCTTCAGGATCTCGTCCGTACTGAAGTTGAACGTCAGAGAGAGACATGAACCCAGACTGAACCGCTGCCGTGGCTGCGCTAATTTCTTTAGCAGGATCTACCCAAGCGAAACCTCGCCCTCTAAATTCAGCACTTGGAATAAACTTCGATTCTGCCTTTTCCATTGACCAATCGAATGTCCCTCGTAGCACTTGGACTTTGTGCCACTCGCGATAGATCGGTTTGGCTAAGTGCGTGATCAAAAACTTTTGAAGCATCCGGTAATGATCACGCTCACTGATTGCGCCTTGTCGAATGGATGAGTAGTTGACGCCTGTCAAATCGTTAGAAAGTTCGGCATAGCTAATACCCAAACCGGAAGCAATTGAACGTAAAACGGCAGAGTGAAAGTCTGGGAATGCAGTCGTTGGGTGGGTGGGGTCCCAGCTAGAAAAGCTCATTCCAGCCGGAAGCTGTTGAATTGAGCCTGGGCTTGCGTCCATCACAGGTTGGTAATCGTCGAGCGTGTCTTCCCCATCGAAACCGTCACCTTCTGGCGATTGAAGAAAGCCCATTTTGGCAGCGCCCAATCTTGCAGCGACTACCTCGGCTTGCAGGTATCCTTGCAGTTGGTGCATGGATTCCATGACAGAAGCAAAAGCTGGAACGCCTCTGGTTTGCTGGCTTCTTTCCGGTAAGTAAATGTGCAAAAGTTCTTCAGCCGGAATCCGAACACGCCTCATTCCGTGGTGATAGCTTCCAACCGTGCCGTAATTCAGCGGATGGTCTGGGCCTTCGAATAGGTGATAGGCAACAGGTCTGTGAAAACGATTAAGTTCCACCCCCATGATGATTCTGTTGCCATTGGCAAGCGTGGTGTCGTATTGCTCGTCGAGATAATCGCCTTCAAGAATCTGAAGCCCAAAGCCAAAGGGAAGGCTTTTGTCTCTGACTAGTTTGACTAAAACTTCACCGTCTCGCTGAACGCTTTCAATGACTAACTGCTGAACGTCAATCCAACTAAGCTTGCCGCTGACTTCGCAATTCCCCAGTTGACTCCACTCTTTCCAAGCTCTTTCAATTCTGGCGTTTCCTACTTGATCCAGTGGGCCTTGAGCCGTGTTTGGGTCTGGCCTGCCATTGACTAATGGAAGATTTCTGGCGCGGCTTTGAAAGGTTAATCCCTCATGTCCAACAATCATCGTGCGGTAAACCTGAAGCGCTCTTTTAGCGTAAGGATTATTTCTTGACAGCTGTCGACTTCTGTCTCTTAGCCTGCGAATCGCGCCACGGATTTCTGTATCAGCAGAAGTCGCAGGAGAAAGAAAATCAGAAAGCAGAGAGGAAACTTGGTTCCCCAAGTAGGATCGTTTCCGCTTTGGAATTTCGGCTTTGCTTTGAGGCTTGGATTCTCTGCCGATTAGATCGGGTGGTTCGTTCTTAAAGGGCCACATTAGCCAAGTCCTCCAAATCTAGTGGCGATTACATCACCCGTTGGCTTACCTGCTTTTCTTCGCGTTGCCTTGATTTCTTTTCTGAGCTCAGATTTCCAATAGTTCAGTTCTTGGCGAGTTTTTGCCATATCGGCATAGATCATGTTCCGATCTGCAATCGCATACTGGCTCGCGTGTTTCTGGGCTAGTTCTTTGAGCGTTGCCTCCAGATAGGTAACCATCAAATCCGCAGTTGAACGCGGATCGCTCTGGTTAGAATCGTAATCGCCTATGATGTCCCAAACCCCTTCTGAAACAGAAATCTGCTCAGAATCGGAGGCTCGAACAATCCAAGCCTGCCAGTGTAAATGGCCTAATGGGTAGTCAGCAGTAGTAGCAGAAGGGACTTCGATGTAATAAGTGGAATCGGCTTCAGTGGCGGAAAAAGTGATTTCCTGTCCGCCACCATGCACTCTAGCGTGATAATGAAGAGAGTAAGAACCAACCGGATAAGGCGTGGCTAGATCGTCGCGCCTCCATGTCCAGAAGGCTCCAGCGATTAAAGTTTCCGGCTCAGTTGTGGGGTAGTTTGCACGGTCAAATAAATCGATTGCCATGCGCTGAACTTAGCGCATTTTCAAACCTCTGTGGTCTGAACTGTCCGATTTGTCCGATTTGTCTGATTGAAGGCGAGTTGAGCAAGCCACCGGACTGAAACTTTTGGCGAGGCGACAGTCCGAATGGCTTTTTTGACGGGTGCGCAGGAACGCATGAGTCGTAGCCACCTGACTGATCGATCTTGGCGGAGAGACAGTCCAGATGGCTTTTCATTCAATGCACTAGGCAAGGACTGGCAGGACACCAGTTAGGTAATGATTGTCTTACAAGGGTTGAGAGAATTCAACCAATTAATGAAATTCTAAATAATTACTTCGGCTTTCTATTCGCCAACGTCCGCCCACTTTGTATGCTGGCACTAGTCCGCTGTTGCAGAATCGTGTAGCAGTTCGCTCGGTTATGTCCAAAACGGCAGCAAGTTCTTTTGGGGTAAGGTATGGATTTCTGTGAATTCTTCTCATTAAAATCCTTGAATCCAAGAGCGTCGAGGCATACGAAGGCGGTTTCTTCGCATTGGTGGGGCGTCCACTTCCGGTGCTGGAGGTGGAGGTTCTTCAATTTCGTTAATTTTATTCGTCAGCTTGTCCAAGTTTTTGACATTGAGAATCGCTAGAGCAGACAAAGCATAGACTCGGCAGTCTAAAGCCTCATTTCTGTCTCTGGTTTTGATCCATTCCCTTTTGGCATAGCCTTTCGAGTGCTTCGTTGCCAATCTCTCGCTCAAAAGTTCGAGAAAATAGCTTCGATCTCTCGACATTGGAAAATGGCAAAAGCCAGCGCCTTTTTCTTCAATGCGTAACTGAGCAAAAATCTGTTCTTTCGCTGAAAATGTGCCGATTGGGTAGAGTCGAACCTTGCCAATATTGTTTCGGCTTGGTTTGCCTACAATTGGGCGGCCTTCCTGCCCCATGCCTTTAATCGCGAACACTCTGCGCCCCTCTCTTGAGCGACAGAACGCATAAACCGATTGGGTATAGTGTCCACCGGAATCAATACATGCTGCTGAAATCGCCAACTCTTTGCCGTTTTCGAGAGTATAGCCTTGAACCAAGACAGAATCTAGCCTTTCCCAGAGTTCGCGGCTGCTTGGGTCGCCATAAATTGTGCCATATTCAAGTGACCAGTTCTCAGGACTTGCGCCACCTTTGCCCCAGCCTACAATCTCATAACAAAGTCGATCATCTTGGACGTCAACGCCTGCCGTTATGATTCCAATTCCATTTGGTGCGGTTTTCTCTCCGTCACTCCAGTTGGATTCCCTTCGAGCGAACAAGTATTCATAAGGGATTTCTTCTTGGCTGTTTGTCATGTCCCAAGATTCTGCGAGGTAAGTGTTCACAAATCCTTGCAGTGTATGCGCGGATTGCTTTGCGATTACAAATTCCTGAGCTGCTTCTGCTATCGTCTGCCAAGGCGAGTACAAACCAGACAGGTGAAAACCTGCGATTCCCTTGAAATCTCGCTCGGCTCGCCACTCGCCAAAACGCAAAGCCTTGATTCTATGAGCATCTGTCCAAGCTTCTTCGCAATGCTCGCAAAAATAGCTGGCATTCTCTGGCTCATTTTCAGGCCATCGAATTTGCCGAAAGGCTAGTGTTTGAAATTCACCGCAAGCGTGGCAAGGAATCCAGAACTGTCTTCTGTCACTTCGTTTGTAAGCGGCTTCAATTCTGGATTGGTCTTTGATGGTTGGGCTGGAAACCTGAAGAATTTTGCGATTCCAGAAGGTTGCACTTCTTCTGCGAGCCAAAGCCACCGGATCACCTTCTGCGCCTGCACTCACTGGGTATCTGTCCACCTCATCACACAAAACGATTCTAATAGGGCGAGAAGCCAGCGAGCTTGGCGAGTTCGCACCACAGACGGTTAAGTGTCCGCCTGGGAAAGTCTTGTGAAGTGTTGTGTTTCCAGAATCTCGGCTTCTTGGGTCTGCGACTTTGCCTTCAAGTGTTGGGGTGTCTCTGAGCATAGGCGCGAGCCTGTCTTTACTCCAAGCCTGTGCCATTTCCAAAGTAGGTTGAACTACCAGAATTGGGCTGGGATCGTGCGCCATATGGTAGCCGCAAATGTTTAAACAAACTTCCGTTTTCCCAAGCTGGCTTCCACACATTGCCACCACTTCAGAAACTGCTGGATCTGAAACGGCTTCCATGATCCCAATCAAATAGGGCGTTCTGTTATTTTGCCATTGACCTGGTTCTGCCGACGCTTCTGGACTTAGTCGCCTTTCGGCTTCCGCCCATTGAGCCACGTTTAGTTTTGGTGGAGGTTTCAGAACTTGGAAGCATTGGTTCAGGATTTCCGAAAAGTCCTGAGAGTTCTGTGAGCGCTTCAATGACGGCATCTTCAATCAGATTTTTGGTTACGGCTGGTTTTGATTCATGAGCTACTACTGGCCCAAGCTTTGATGGCATGGATAACAAGCGAGCCTTAACGTTTCCCAAAGCGGTTTGAACTTCTTTGATGATTTCCGCTTTCCTCACTAACAAGCCTTCTAGTTCTTCTCTCTCCATCGCCTTGATTAGCGCCATTTCTTTCTCTTTCTTCGCTCTCCACTCTTCAAAATTAACATAATCGCCAGCGGAATTCTGAGAACGATCATCAAGAGAAAGAGAACCAAGGTCATCAGGCAAAGGAATACGAAGGGAAT